GACGGGGGGTTGACGCTTGCGCTTGCGGGGAAGGAAGAGAACGGCGAAGCACCCGCACGCCGCCACGCCGCCGACAAAGCCCAAGAACACGAAGCCTAGCTCAGTGATGTCAGGCATCGGGGCATCCTTTCGGTCTATCGTCATTGCCGATCCCACGCAGCTGGTAGCCCAGCAGGAACAATACGCAGCACGCCGCGTGGGCCATGTGTAGCAGGCCAGTTTCCCTGTCGCGGTCTTCGCCACGCCAGTAGGCCCACATGTGCCGCATGCACGCCGAGAAGCAACGGCTCCACAACATGCCTTTTTCCCAGTTACGTGGGGCGTACTTCACTGCTCCGTAGTCCAGCACTTGCAGGATTGCTTCAAGCGCATCCGGGGGAAGCAGGTGCCACGGCAACTTGCCCTCGTCTGCCTTGTACCCTTCCACGAGTTTGGTCTCGTCGGCTTTGTGAACGTGCATCAATCCATCCCCACTCTAACCGCCTTCACCGTCGAGCGCTCCAGCTCGGCGATGCGCGCCTCCTGCTTCGCCGCAATCTCGGCCATGCGGTAGAGAGCCCAGTGCAGGCCGCGTGCACGCACGCCGATGGCAACTACGATGTCGCCGGAACGTGTGCTCGCGTCGGCGACTTGGCTGTCCAGCAGCTTGAGGAACGCCATCACTGCAGCAGGCGTCTGCACGCTGTCAGGTGAGATCGAGTCGTCAGGCTTTTCTAGGGTGTCGTCAGTCATCGATGTCTCCTTATGAAAAAAGCGTTGGGACACCATTGTCCCAACGCCATGCGCGTTACATCTCGACCCCTGTGGTCTGGATCACGATGTTCGTCCGGTCGTCAGGCTCGACAGCCTGCTCGCAGTCCAGCTCCAGAAAAAGTTTGGAGAAGAATGTGCCAGTCTCCTTGGTGTCCTTCGGGATCAAGTCAAGGACAGCACGAGCCTGCTTGCGTGTAACCTTGATGAGCGCAGCCATGTCAGCCACTCACCGCAGCATCAGCTGCGCCTTCGGCGTTCTCCAGCTTGCCACTGGCTTCTTCCAGCTTTTCGGTCACCACGTCGAGCTGTTCCTGCAGTATGTCGATGGCTTCGGACAACGCCTCGTCGGCGTACTCGGCTTCGCTGACGGCTTCCTCCAGCTGGGAGATCGCCTCGTCGGCCATCTGCCCCTTGTCGCCGTCCTGCATGTTCTCAGGCATGCTGTCCTTGTACTCTTGCTCCTCGTCCTTGAGGGTTTCGAGGTTGTACTTGGTGTTCCGGATTTCGGCCTGCACCTCTTCCAGTTTGCCGCGAGCCGCAGCAAGCTCGTCCATTGCTTCGGTGATCGCCTTACGACGTTGCTTGTTCATTTGTCGTCCTTTCTGTTGGGGCTGTAGGTTGGATCAAACTCACTCCAATCACTGGCCATGTCAAGCAGTAGCTTGCGCGTGGCAGTGATGCCTTCCGCCCTCAGCATTGAACTGAGGGATAGCTTCAGCGCTGTGAGGTACAGAAGCTGATCTTGTTTGAACATCGCCTTCGCGATGTGCTCGTCCAGAGCTTGGCTCATCACTTTCCTTTTGTGATGAAAGCCAACGTCTCACCCTTGTGCTCGACGCGGAACGCCGTGTACGAGGGGAAGTTCTCAGGGACAACAGCCATGATGTCCTTGAACGCGGTCGAGATGCTAGGCACTTCGACACAGCGATTGGTTTGATCCCACGTGGGCATGGACCCTTGCGGATCGAAGCCAAGATGCCCCATGAGTTTCGTCAGGCGGGTTTCAATCCGCCTAACACGATCTTGTATTTCCCTGCTGCGCTCGTCGGTGCTCATTCCTTCATTCCTCCAAAAGCCTTCATGTAGCCGCCCATCACATCCATGATGTTCTTGGCTTCCTCTGCCACGTACGCACGTGTCTCGGGTTCCTTGCGCAGCTGGCCCGGCGTGTAGCCGATCAGCTTCTCCTTGATCTCCTCGCCCATCTCGGCGAGACGCTTGTCGCCGAAGATGTTGAGATCGGGCAGCAGGTCCACGATCTCCTCAAGGTTGGTGACCGTGGTGTCGCGGAAGACCTGATCCTCCTTGCTCATGGTCTTCGTGTAGTGCTCCAGCTTCTCGGCCAGCCGCATCCACACATCGCCCAGTGCACGGTTGACGCGATCCTGCATCGCGTCCTCCATCGACTTGCGCACCTCCTCCTTCGCCTTGTCGCTCATCTGCACACGGAAGTCGTTCGCCGTGGTGACAGCGTCGATGTCGAGAGCGACAGAGAACTTGCGCCGCAGCTGCTCGACCGAGGGGTAGTCGTTCTCGTTGAACAGCGTACCCATGCGGAACTCGGCGCGCTGCCGCTCCTCCGCGTAGGTGGTGTTGACGAACTTGTCAGCCGCACCGTCGAACACGGAGACAAGGTTGTTGTGCTCCTCCATGAACTTGAAGTGGAGCTTGCGGGTCAGCAGACGGTCGCCGTTGTCCTTCCACGGCATCGTCTTGGTGTAGAGATGCGTGCGCACGGCAGTCGCTGCGGACACGATGTCCTTCAGCGCTTCCTTCGGGATGATGTGCTTGTTCACCCGAGCCGTGTCGGCCTCGGCGTTGGCCTGCGCGACAAGCGCCTGAGACGCAGCCTTGTCGTGGCGATACCCCAGCCACATGTTGATCCGCACGTTGACGATCATGCACTCGTTGACGATAGACATAGCTCTGTTCCTTTCAGTTGGGTTGTCGTTCAGATGTTTCAGTTCTTACCTTTTAGCCCAGCCATACTGGGCGTCACGCTTCTTCCAATTCTGGTAGTCAGTGTAGCCTTGGAATGGACCTCGGTTGACCACTGCCACGCACTCGGGGTGCTTCTTGTAGACAGCATCCTTCACCCAGTTCAGCGTGCAGTGATACGCGAGGACGCTCCAGTTCTCCCGCTCCCCCAGCATCTCGACTACCATGTCGCGGTCGATGTTGTTGGGGCGATGCGCCGGGTTCTTGCGGCTCTTGTAGCCGTGGTTGGGTTCGCCGTGGATGGCGATGTGCATCTTGCGCCACACTGCGAAGTCTTCGACGCCGTACCTCTTGCGCAGCTCCTTCATCACCTTGGGCTTCGCTGCGTAGGCCAGCATCGGCAGCGGGTTGATCAGCACAGGTGCTTCCCCTGTCAGGTCGAACGTGGCCACATCGCCCTCCACCAGCCAGCCCTGACGATCAGCCCAGCCCTGCCCGATCCACGCCACGGTTGGCAGGTAGCTGTTGCTCTCGGCAGCAAAGCCTGCAGTGCCTAGCACCTCGTAGATGAAGTTGTTGGTCGAGCGTGACGGGTAGCGGCAGTCCACATCCACCTGCCCATCGCAGTGGAAGATCACTACGTCGGTGCTGTGGTAGCGACAGCGGATGGCGTCGTTGTGATCCTTGCGGATGCCTACCCACTTCTTCTTGCCGTCGAGCTGGCGGTCGTTGGACACGTGCGACTGCCGATGCTCCTTGGCGTTGCGCCACATCCGCGCAGCCTCGTCGTAGTTGTTGATGCGGATGTCTTCACTGGCACGATATGCAAACATGTTGGAGTCCTTTCATAGGTTGATTGTTGCAGACATGATCGCTGCGTCGAGGGTCGGGAAATTCTTCGCAGCTGCCGTAGGCACGTAGAAGGTTTCCCAGTCTTCATTGAGCGTCACCTCAAACAGGTCGAGCTGCACGTAGTGCTTGGGCGACAGCTTGTAGATGACGAAGCGTGAGCCCATCGGGCGGTTGCGGTACACGTCGCCGAACGATGGGTAGTTCATCCGTTTCCAGATGGGCGTGGGGTCCGATGGTCCTGACCCCAAGTAGGCAATCACGTGGTACATGTGTCCTCCTCAGTTGATGCGAATAACGTCTCCAACAGGGCAGTGCGCATTGGTCGTGCACACCACGATCAGCGGGAACGGCGGCTCTTGCGTCGGCCACGGCGTGTAGCCGTCAGTGATCATCACAACCACCTGCGGGTCGAACTGCTCAGCATACTCCAGAGGCACGCGCATGTCAGTACCGCCACCGCCTGCGGGCCTGAACTGCAACTCCTCGCCTTCCTCGAACACCTGCTCCTCGACCTGCGTGTCGGTCCACAGGATGCGGATGCGCTCGGGCTTCACCTCCACGGCGATGGCATTCATCTCGGTGGCCACCTTGTTGGTCGTGCCGATCATGGAGCCCGACGTGTCGCCGATCATGATCATCTCGCCCATGCCCTTGCTGTGGCGCGAAGGCAGGTAGATGTCACGGAAGCGACGGTTGCGACGGGACCACGTTTCCTCGCTGCGCACCACGCGTGTGAGGTACTGGCGCAGCGCCTCCTGCCATGCGACCTGCGGCGTCAGCAGCCTGTCCACCAGCAGCTGCAGCTCGGCAGGCATGCGCCCCTGCAGCTTGGCGAGCGTGGCCGCCTGTGCAACACGCGCGGCGATCTCCTGTGTCAGCGCAGCATCGGCAGCCTCGTCGCCACCAGTGCCGGGGTCGAGCAGATCGTCCATCGGCTTGGGCATCTGCGGCGGCGGGTTGTTCATGAGATGAGCGTAGGCTTCTTCGGAAGTCATCTTGCCCAGCTCGTCGTTGAACAGACCGCACGCTGGCAGCACGAGCTTGGACTGCTGCAGGATGTAGTTGATCACGTAGTCGGTGGCGACGTTCCACGCGTCGTGGTTCCGCGTGCCGAGACGCAGCATGTGCTTGAACATGTCGTGCGCACCCTCGTGGGCACGCAAGCCCATGATCTCTTCGATGCTCAGCGTGTCGAGGAAGTCGGGGTTGTAGAAGTGCATGCGCCCGTTGGTCGCCGCCGTGGCTACGTCACGCGTGAACACGTAGGGCACCGTCACCACCAGCGTCGAGAAGAACGGGTGGTACAGCATGAGCCGCGTCGTGGCCGTCGAGAACTTTTCCTTGTAGTGCATCTCTGTCTCCTTCAGGTGATTGGCCGTTGGGACACCAATGTCCCAACGGCATGAGTGTTAGATGCTGCGGCTGTAGTTCTTGGAGAAGTCGAGGTACGCGTTGGTCTGCTCCAACGTCTCGTCGCGCTTGGACGCCATGATCCAGCCGAGCATACAGAACTCGCGGTCCAGCCGCTTGTAGTAGGTGTGGATGATGTCGGCGTTCTTCTGCGTCATGTCGCCCGACAGGCCCACGGTCACAGCGAACATCACGTCGCGCGCCTCGGGCACCGGAGCCTTGGTCGGGTCCTTCATGATGGCCGGGATCAGCTTGGACAGCTGGTCGTACGCCTTCTCGAATGCCCAGAACTTGGCTGCCGTCGCATCGCCGATGGTGCCAGCGATGAGCACGTGCTTGGTCGCCAGCGGGATGTCCGGGTTGTCGTAGATACGCAGCGCCTTCTCCCACGTGCGCGGAGTGGCGAACGCCTTCTCGCTCGTGACCTTCATCGCGCCGCCGTCGCCATCAGGCACCATGAAGGTGGACAGCTGGTCCTTGCAGAACTGCAGGAACATCGGACCCATGCGATGCAGGCCCTTCTTCTGCGCATAGACGCAGAACTCGTCCACACTGGTGATCACCTCCACATGCGTGAAGCGATTGTTGAGCGGTACAGGCATTCGCCGCGAGATGCCCTTGTCGCCTTCGCGGTTCGACATCGCCACGATGCGCACGTTGGGCATGAGCACGTGCTCGCCGACGCGACCCTCGTTGACGAGCTGATAGGCGACCGACATCACGCTCTCCTGCCCATGCGTGAACTCGTCGAGCGACAGAATAATGATGTGATCCGGGTCGCTGTTGAAGTTCGGGTTGCCGATGAACGGCAACGTGGCCGGAAGGTTCCACACCGTCATGCGGTTCTCGGTGTCGGGCAGGCCGCGCAGGTCCACGCTCTCGTACTGGGCGAGGCGGATGTCGCACAATGTAGCGCCGGGGCGCTTTGTCCTCGGCTTGATGTTCTTGGGAGCCCCGGCTTTCGCCGGGACTGCCGCCTCGATCTCGCGCGTGTCCAGCTCGGCGACGAGCTGCGCGATGGCCTGTGTCTTGCCAACACCGGGCTCGCCCCAGCCGAACTGGGGCTCACGCATGACGACCGCGCCCCAATAGACCGCGTCCTTGAAGCCCTGAATGGTTACTTGCTGCATTGTCTTGTCCTTTGATTGGGTTGGATTAAGCTGAAGGCACTGCACGTCTCACTCATCAGTCGATCACCCGGATGACCCTCTGGACTTCGTACTCGCTGGAGTATTCCTCCCAGTCGAGGTCGTAGCGGTTGTCTTCCGCCACCTCGCACACTTCCTCCATCGCCACGTCCTCGTTCGCCGCTTCGATCTCGACCTCGGCATCCTGCACCAACGTGCGGCGCACCGTGATCAGGAACTTGCGCTTGACCGGGACCAGTTCCAGCAGGCTGCTCACAGCGTTTCCGGGCTTGCCGTCCGCGTGCACCACGTTGCCGTAGCGGTCGTGGGCGATCAGACGGTAGCCGTCGTCACCACTGAGCCTGTAGACGCCGAGGATGACGCCGGGTTCGACACCCTGATACAGCTCAAAGCGCTCGTACTCCCAGTCGCCAGCCAGTCGCACGTCTCCGCCTTCTTCGATGATGTCGACGATGTTGATCTTCATGGTTCTATTCCTTTCGTTGTGTTGGGACACCATTGTCCCAACGGGCATGCACGTCACGCGCGGCAACTACGATGCCGCTCGTCAGTAGAGCGAGCCGTCCTCGGTGAACTCGACTTCGGCATAGCCGATGCTCTCGTCCACGCATTCGTCCGAGAGCAGGTAGTCGTGCTCCTGCTCCAGCTTGGCGTAAATCCAGTCCATGATGTCCCGCATCAATTCACTGATGGCCTCAGTTACATCCTCGCTCACATCATAGAGACCGTCTTCATAGACTTCGATCTCCACGCTGCGCGAGTGGCAGTACATGTCCATGTGGCGCATCTGTGCCGACAGCTTGTAGAAGTGACGACGCTGCAAATCCTGCAGCTCACTCGCGATACGGTGCAGCTCCTCCTCTTTGGGTGCGGCTGCCTTCACTGCCTTGAGCGCGCCCTTGGCGTAGCTGTAGCTACCCTCAAAGCACGCACCATCACCTTGGGAGCTGAACCCGCTGAAGCGGATGTCAGGCCCCTTGCGCCGCATCTTGCCGTCCATGCATTTGACGTAGTCGTCCGACGTGATGCCAATAGCCTTGAACACCTCGTCAGCCCACTCGTAGATGTACTCCCACCAGCTGTCGTACAGCGCAGCCTCGCGCCACTTGTTACGTGCCTTCTCCTTGGCCGCATCGCTCAGCTCGCTGAACTTGTAGACCGTCGTGGTCACTGTATCTTCACGCATCTTTCGTCCCTCCCGTGATAATGTCCATGCGTCTGCGATGACGCGCACGTTTGCTGATCGCAGACGCCTTCTCGGCCACGCTCATAGGTACGTGCGTGCCTAGATACTCCAGCAGGTACTTGGCGTAACCTGTCACGAAGTCGTACCCATCCCACGCGAACTGCTCCTGCCTGCTCTCGACTGCCGAGTGGTACGCATCCAGCAGCGAGAGCACACGCTTACCATTGAACTCGATCTTGTCCATTTTCGTCCACTCCTGTACCAGTGCGTAATGCATCTGCTCTTGCAGACGCAGTGCTTCGCGTTTCAATTCGAGCAACCGCTCGTTACTTCGAAGAACCTCCAGCCGTCGATCTTGTGGAAAGTTCTCCAACTTGGTGAACTGTCTAAGTGTGTCCATAGCCGTCCCTTTCGATGCACACCCACATGCCGCACCACGGCACGACGATGGCCCCGTCACACCCGAACGTGGCCTGCACCGTGCGCCTGAACGCGAGGTACGAAGGCCGTTGGGTCATCCTGTCCCAACGAGCCCACAGCGTCTCGCGCTGCTTGCGTGTCGTCTTGACCATTAGTCGATCTCCTTGATCGCACAGACGTTGATGATGTCTTCACTGAACACGGTGTTGGTGCTGTTCGCCAGCTCCAGCGCCTTCATGCGAGTGAAGCGTCGAGCGGTCTTGCGATCCGGTCCCCACGCCCACTTCTCCTGCCAGTACACGACCTGCTGGCTCGGCTCGCTCCATGCACGGATGATGTAGTTTTTCCACTCCTTGGTCTCACCGCAGGTGCAGGGCCTGTCGCTGCCGCACTGGACGCACGTACCCCAATCAATGTCCTCGTCGCTGTCAACAGACATGCGCGCCTTGTCCGTTGTGACACCCTTGGCACAACCGCTGAGCAATGCAGCCACATCTTCCATGATGGGCTCGACATACTCGCCCCGGCTCTCGTTGCTCCAGCTATCGCTGTCTGCCTCGACGAGCCTGCGTGCAAGCTCGCGCCACTTCCCCAGTTCGGCAACCGCACTTTCCAGCAGCGCCTCATGCGTGGACAGGAGGATGGTGCGCTCGGGCTTGGCGTAGGCGTACACCGTCGCACCTGCACTGTTGAACTGCGCCTTGTTCTCGCGCTCAGATTTCCAACGCTGGTGCACGCCGTAGTGCTGGTTTGCGTCTTCGATGATGTAGCGCCGCTGCTGCTTGTCCAGCTGCACCCACTTGCAGTAGTCCACGTAGAGCACGTGGTTGTCGTAGTCCGACTGGATCACAGTGCCGTCCAGATAAGCCACAAATTCGATCTTCAACATGTCAGTCTCCATTGTTGTTGGGACACCATTGTCCCAACGCTGCATGCACGTTCCGGCACGACTACGATGCCGCTCAATAGTTCCGCGACGAGTGGGTGAGCACCACCCACTTACGGTTTTCAGGGTCCACGCACGTGACCGATGTCACGTAGGTGGAGCGACAGCCGCAGCAGTCGTAGTCGTGGCTGCACCCGGCCTTGGTGAACGTGTCCTTGAGCGCACGCTTGATCACGTCGTCCGTCACCTTCACATCATCGTTGACCTTGAGCAGCAGCATACGCTGCCACGGCTCGCAGATGTCCTCGTCGTCCGTGACGCTGGTGTTGTCCTGCAGCGCTTCTCCAGCGTAATGTTCGTGCTTCGGGCTGCGTTGTTCACCTCACTTGCTCCTGTCGATGATGGCGATGGCGTGGTCGAGCGCGGTGCGCAGCCTGTCGTCGTAGGTGTCGTACATCCCCGCCTTCTGCTCGTCGGTCGGAAAGCCATCGGCCTCCCACATCTTGATATCCTGCTCGAACACGTCGGCCATCGCCGTCCTGAGGATGTTGAACGCAGCCTCGACACGCTTGACCTTGGGCTCCAGCTCGTTGAGCTTCGTCGCCATGCGCGCGCGGTCGCCGTTGACGCGGTCCACCTCGGCCTTCCATTCAACCAGCTCGTCGGTCAGCGCAGCACGTGCCTTCTCGCTGTAGTCCACCTTGCTGTGCAGCTCCTCCTGCCTGTCGATCAGCTTGTGGATGGTGCGGTCGCTCTCCTTGCGCTCCCACTCCAGCGCCTTGTCCTTGGCTTCGATCACCGTCAGTGCAAGCTGGGCAATCATCTGGTGCAGTTCCATGTCGTTCTCCTCTGTCGTTGGGACACCACTGTCCCAATGGGTTGTGATTATGCACGCGCTGTGTGTTGTGTGACTACGATGCCGCCTCCTCACAGCCACCCATGCGTCAGGCCGTAGCCGATGATCAGGAAGCCGAGCGAGATGCCCGCCCGGACAAGCGTGTCGAACAGGAACAGCGGGGTGCCCATCACTCGTTCTCCCCTGCGATGCGCTGCTGGACGTTGAGCCACCACGCCCCGGCCTTCTCGGTGTGGAACCGCTCGGTACGCTGCTGGCGGCCCGCTGCACGGCCCTTCGCCTTGGGGCGGTAGGTCACCTGCACCCCCGGCTCGCTCTCGTCCTCAGGGCGCTCCCTGTCGGCCAGAGCGTGTATCCTCGCGCGCTCCCTCTGGCGCTTCTCAATCTCGTGCATCTGGGCCACGTCCCACTCGGCCTGTGCGATGACCGCCTTGCGTGCTGCCGGGTTCATGTCTTTCATCCTCTTCTTTCGGTTGGTTGAGTATGTTGGGACATTGATGTCCCAACGGCTGGTAGATACTGCACGGCACGTTTAAATTGATCAACTAATTTCCAAACGAACGGCTGTTCGCTACGCGAACGAATAGGGGCCAGACAAGCTCTCGCCTGCCCAGCCCCTGCAACTACGATGTCGTTATGTGTCGCTCTTGCTCGTTGTTGTTGCGGGCCAGCGCCCCATGATCCTGCCCTAGTCGGGGCTCGGGTTGGAACCGAGTTGCCCAAGGTGGCGAGAACGGGTGAGCTTCCAGCCGCGTAGCTGTCACGTCACCCTCATTCGCATGGTGCTGTCCTCTCTCGCGCCGTACCTGTGAGAAACCACGTTCGCCTCCCGTTGGGACAGTGATGTCCCAACGAGTAGCAGCTCACCATTTTCCGGTGAGCCCGTAGCCCCTCGCCTTGGCGGGCATGGGGTTGTCTACCACGCCGCGAAAGTCGCAGTCGTTTTTCTTCTGAGGGGATCGACCGAAACCCCGGCACGCGAATGGTCACATGACACGCAACTGTCACATGATCCAATGCAGCTCTGATGAACGATGGGAGCCGTTGGGACATCCATGTCCCAACATGCGGGGCAGTGTCTGCTCGGCTCGAATGCCCGAGTGTCGTAAGGCCCGATATGCGCTGTCCCGTAGGAGTTCGCTGTCGGCGGTGTTACTTCTCGGCATCTAGACACACTATAGCACATATACGTCTGGTTGTCAAGCCCACTACATTTGCACAGATAATTGCAAATACGTGCGTGGTGTGTGTTTTGGCGGGTCTATAGGCGAACTATGCCGTTGATATCATTGGTAGTATCCAAACAAAATCCAGAGATAGGTATAAAAGGCATACTGGTATCCAAGTTAAGTTGTTGTTAATGCTGGGAGTATCCAGAATAGGCAAGTTTTTTAGATAAGAGGCGCGCGTAGAGAACTTTTTTACCAATACGTTGTTATTTGTGTGTTCCACAGGCACTATCAAAAAATCGCCTAGGGGCTTAATCTTTTCAAAAAAGAATGGATATTCTGCCTATTCTGGATACTGCCTTTGGTTTCAAGGGGTTACAGTAGGCATTATCACATCCTTTCCTAGACTCGGAAAAACCATTTTGGATTGTGGTAATAATATCAAGCACATAACTACGATGCCGCCTGACGCACGCTGGTGGCGTGCGCGAATAGGGGTTACATATATGTGATCATCTAGATGATGTCGTAGATGGTTGATTGGGGCGCTGATGTCCCAACACGCAGAAAAGCGCGCAAAGAAAAACCCCCGACACTTGCGTGCCGGGGGTTCGTGGTAGGTGCGCGTTACTTGGCGAGCTTCGCCATTGCCGCGAGGAAGTCGGCGACCGCGTGGCTGGCCTCCGCGCTCACGACGGACTTGTGCTTGCTGCAGTACCCGCTCGCGGACTGCGCCATGTTGAGCAGGGCCATGTTGGCAGCCGCCGCGCTCTTGGGCTTCGCTGGGGCGGAAGCCTTGGGCTTGTCCGCCTTGGGCTTGCCGTCGCCCTTGCGCGGGGCCTTGGACTTGGCACGGGGCTTGATGACACCCGCGTCACGCCCCAGTCGCGACCACTGCCGCTTCGCGGCCTCGAATGCCGTCTCCTGCTCGGGCGTGCGAACCGCCTGTCCGGCCTTGGGCTCATGGCCCGCGCTTGTGGCACCCGCGATACCCTTGCCCTTGGCGAGGGCTTCCGACAACTTGGCCGTGGGGAAGAGGCGGTAGGCGATGAGGCCAGCCATGAAGTCGAGGCGTACCTGCTTCACGTCCTGCCCTTCCTCGTGGATCGCGCGCTTGATGTCCGTAATGGCGGTTTCACGCTGGGCCTCAAAGAGGAAGCCCGAAGCAGCGATGTTCGTGCGGTTCGACTTGTTGCTCTTGCTCATGTGATGTTCCTTTCAGTGGTTTGCGTGGTTGGGATGAGCCCCAACCACGAAACAGATACTAGCATAGGTGGCACCTGCAGTCAAATACGTGACACGTGCACATCCTGTTGGGACATCGATGTCCCAACGCTCGCGACAACCAAATCAACGCTGATCCCGTTGGGACACCAATGTCCCAACGCGCATGCATCTAGATACGTACACCACGCGTGTGCCAGGTGATGTGATACGTGCGTATCTGTGTGCCTGCGTGAGATGTGCCAAGCGCCTAACTACTATACCGGGTGAAGCACGGGATAAGCACGTGCACAAAAGAAAACCCGGCACACTTGCGTGGCCGGGTGAGTTGGGACAGGGAGGCGTCCAGTCGTGAGCGTGTCACGTGATCGGGCAGACGTCAAGGCGGGTGCGAGCGGACAAAGAAAAACCCCGACACTTGCGTGCCGGGGTTGGATGGATCAGGCTTGGATCAGATGCGCGTCAGCTGCATGACAAGGAGCAGACTGATGGCGAACAACAGGACAGCGAAAGCCGCGTCAACGATTTCGTAATACATGGGTTACCTCTTGTTCAGCTGATAGTCGAGGCAGGTGAGAGTGGCGATAGCCTCGGCGATCTGTTCACGCTCTATCGGGGTAAGGCGCAGCTTGGCGGCATTGCCTTGTGCGTGGTCCAGTATATCGCACGCGGTTTGGACACATACGCTCAGGTCGGCACGTAGCTGCGCAGTGCGGGCTTTCTCGGTGGCGGCTTTCATTGGGTTACCTCTTAGGCTGAAGATGGAAAGAAGAGGGGCGGCTTGCGCCGCCCCTCGGCGTCACTTCGCCTTGGCTTCGCCATTGGCGACCATAGCGGCGCTGTTGCATGCCGCCACGATTTCGACCGTGAGGAAATTGTGGTACTTGGTAGTATAGGCTGCAAGCCGCTGCGTGAGGTTCTGGACGGTCAGCAACGCGGCGCTGGCATCCTTTGGCTTGCTCGCGATGAACGGCTTGTTCTTGCTCGCGCCGCCGCTCTTGGGCTTGTTCTTGCTGCCCGTCTTGCGCGGCTTGATGACACCGGCATCGCGACCCATGCGCGACCACCAACGCTTGGTCGGCTCAAACAGTTCCTGTTCCTTCGCGGTGCGCATCGCCTGCCCCTTGGCGGCCTTGCGTCCCGGCTCACAGGCGGCGACGATGTGCAGTCCCTTGGTGATGGCGACGTCGCGTTGCTTATCCGATACCTTGCCAGCCTTGGCGAGGATAGCCTTGGCGATGCGCCCCGCCATGAACTCGGCGCGGATCGCGGCGGTTTCCTGTCCCGCCTTGGCGGCGGCGACGATGGCGGCGACGATGGTTGCGGTGCTGCCAGCGAACTCATACGAGGCGATGGCGACGGTATGCACGGCGTTCTTGGTGCCAGTCATGGCTTTAGCCCTTCATTAGGTTGCGTCAGTCCCGGTTAGCCCGTCTGACAAACACACAGTCTCATATGTGCTGTATGATGTCAACGAAATAAACGTATGAAGTGAAACTTTTCTAGCACAACCTGCAAGTGCGTTGGGTCATCGATGTCCCAATGCAAACGCATTTGATCCGTGCACGGACGATGCGCATGAGGGGGCAGCCCCCTGCCAGAAAGAATTCTTTTTCCTGCAGCGAAGGGGTCAGGGGGGCGAAGTTCGCGCGCCAATCCCTTATTTCCCCATCCCCCATATCGGATAGACAAAATTTTAAAGTTTTGAAAATGTTTGACACCTTGGAAATTTTTTGGTAGCTGAAATTCATGTCCTACCGCAGCGGCGTTTACGTTATTCGATGCACCCCCACCGGCGAGCTTTATGTCGGTCGGACAAAGAACGCTGTCGAGGATCGTCTTGCACAGCATAAAGCGAAGCTGGCGCGTGGAGTGCATCACGCACCCAAACTGCAAGCGCGCTACGACACCTATGGACTTGATGCATTCGAGTTCATCATCCTCAAGCGATTTCCGCCGAAACTCGTCGCCTTCTACGAGCAGGATGCTATTCGGAAATTGAAGCCTGCACTCAATGCCTACACCGCGCGCACGGCCAAGATCATGAACCTTGCGCGAGCATCGGGAGTTGCGCCTGAGACGATCCGGCTACGCATGAAGCGGGGGCTGAAGGGTGAGGCGCTGACCGAGAAAGGATATGGCAACAAGCGGCGCGTCAAAGTGCGCGGGGAACTTTTGTACCCGTACGAGATCGCAGAGAAGTACGACCTTCCGCTGGCGCTGGTGAAAGGGCGCTTCTACGCAGGGCTGGAAGGTGAGGCTTTGATCCGTCCGCGACACGCAAGGACATAGCTACGCACGCATCCATTTGACAGGCGGCCACGAACCCCCTACATTCGCGTCACTTGCAAGGAGGGACATGTGGGCGTTCCTGCCACGGTCAATCAGTTCTACGGGCCTGTAAACCCGGACGACCCCGCGTTGCTGGGGTATCCGGCGACGCTCCCTATCGAAGTTGCGCTCCAGACCGCACCCGTCAAACGCATCTGCGAAGCCTACGGCATCAGCCGCGAGGTGTGGAACATGCTGCGGGTCCACCCCCAGTTCGTGGCCGACGTGCGCGCTGCCCACGAGGAGCTGAAGAAGGACGGCATGTCCTTCCGCATGAAGGCCCGCCTGCAGTCCGAGGAGCTGCTGAAGAAGTCGTGGTCGATGATCCACGAGCCGTTCGACCGCGTGCCCGCCACCGTCAAGGCCGACCTGATCAAGTTCACGGTGCGCGCCGCGGGGCTCGAACCCGACAGCAAGAACGCCACCGCTGGCGGTTCCGGCAACAACCTGCAAATAAATATAAATTTGGGATGACGCCCATGATGCATTTCGAGTTCGAGCTTCAGGAGCACGGCCTTCTCTTGATGACAATCATCCTCGGCTGCCTGTTCTGGATCGGCACCATCGGCTTCATCGCATTCATCATGGTGGTAGACAGGTTGATCGACGAGGTGCTGAGCGACGACGATGAAGAGCAGGAAACCCCGGAGGATCGCGACGAGCAGGGCGACCCGGAGGGGCGCGCTTGAGCGTCATCGACTACACGCCACCGCCGAGGCTCCGTGAGTTCATCAAGGACTACCGCCCCGGCGAACTGTTCTACGACTGGATCGTGGGGCCTGTCGGCTCGGGCAAGACCACAGGCATCTTCTTCAAGCTCGCCTACATGGCGAAGCTGCAGAAGCCGGGGCCGGACGGCATCCGGCGCACCCGTGCGGTGGTCGTGCGCAACACGCTCCCTCAGCTCCGTGACACGACGATCAACTCGTGGAACATGTGGTTCAAGGACGGGCAGGCGGGCACGTGGAAGCTCACCGAGTGGAAATTCACGCTGCGCTTCGACGACGTTGAGTGCGAGGTGTTGTTCAGGCCGCTCGACACCGCAGAGGACGTGGCGCGCGTGCTCTCGCTGGAAGTGACGTTCGCGATCCTCGACGAGTTCGTGCAGATACCGCGCGAGATCGTGGATGCGCTGTCGGCGCGTCTCGGTCGCTACCCCTCCATGAAGGACGGCGGGGCGACCAACTGGGGCATGTGGGGTTCATCCAACCCGGACACGGAAGACAACTGGTGGTTCGAGTATCTTCACCGCATCAAGCGTGACAAGGTGCCAGCGAATGCGAAATACTTCGTGCAGCCGTCAGGCTTCTCGGCTGACGCCGAGAACCTTGAGAATTTGCCCGGTGGATCGGCGTATTATACAAATCAAGCTCAAGGCAAGTCCGAAGCGTGGATCAAGCAGTTCATTGAAGCCGAGTGGGGCTTCTCCATTGCAGGCAAGCCCGTAGCCGCGAGCTTCCGCTCCGACCTTCATGTCTCCAAGCGACCGCTTGCCTACAACCCAGCGCTCAAGCTCGTCGTGGGCTTCGACCCCGGCCTCGCGGGCAGTGCGCTGATCTTCGGGCAGGAGAGCTTGGAGGGTCGCCTCAGCGTGCTCGGCGAACTGGTGCAGTCCGGCTACGGAGCCGAGCGGCTGATCAACGACCGCATGCTGCCCTACATGCGCCAGCGCTTCCCAGAAGCGAAGGTGGTCATCGCGCCGGACCCTGCGGCGGCCAACCGCAGCGGCGCGGACGAGAGGCCGATCATCGACGTGTTCCGCAGGAAGTTCGCAGTCAGCATCGAGAAGAACAACCGCCTGCCGCTGCGCCTCGACGCCATCGACCACTACGCATCCTCGCTGGTGCATGGTGAGCCCAAGCTGCTGATCGACCCGGAGCACTGCCCCATCCTGATCCGCGCGCTGAAGGGCGGCTGGCGCTACGCCATCGATACCAAGAAGGACACGGTGAAGAACAACGAGCCCGAGAAGAACGCCTACAGCCATCCGGGTGACGGGTTCGGGTATCTTTGCAGGTACTTCCACAGGCAGGAAGAGCGTGATATGAGGTTTTCCGAACTCAAGGGTCGGCTGCCCGCGACGGTGCAATCTCCCTCCACGTATCATTTCAGGTAGGACCGCATGGCAAACGAGCAGAACCCACCGGATGTTGCCATTGAGCCCGCCGATCAGGCTCCTGTCCAGATCATCAAGACGGAGGAGCTTGCGCAGCTCGGACAGAACCTGCGCAGGCTGTTCGACCAATACGCGTCTGATCGCGTGATCATGGAGCTGAAGTGGCTGCGCAACCTACGCCAGTACCTCGGCATCTACGACCCTGACATACAGTCCGAGATCGACAAGTCCAAGCGCTCCAGCGCCTACCCGCGCATCACGCGCGTGAAGTGCGTGTCGGTGCTCTCGCGCATCATGAACCTGATGTTCCCCGGCAACGAGCGCAATTGGTCGGTGAAGGCGTCGCCGTCCGCCGACATGAACCCGCAGGACGTGATGCAGGCGGTTCAGCAGGAACAGCAGATGCGTCAGGAAGCTGGCGTGCAGATGCCGATGAACGACGAGAGTGTGCAGCTCGCGGTGCAGCGGCTCGCAGAGGAGCGAGCCAAGGCGCTGTCGGTGCTCATCGACGACCAGCTGCAGGAGATCGGCGGCGACCAGACACTGGACTACATCGCGCTCAATCGCAAGGTCGCGGCGTCGGGCATCCTGTTCGGTGTCGGCCTGCTGCACGGTCCCTTCGTGATGACGTCGAAGCGGACCAAGTGGGTGATGGGGCCGGACGGCCAGCCCACCGCGCAGGAAGTGCCTGCGTACAAGCCCATGTACTCGGTCCTGCCTGTGTGGGACTTCTACCCCGATCTCTCGGCCAAGACATTCGCAACGATGGACGGCTGGTTCTCGCGCCTCGTCATGAGCAAGGCTCAGCTTCGCGATCTTGCCAACCGCCCCGACTTCCTCGGTGGGATGATCAAGAACTACATCATCAACAACCAGACAGGCAACTACAAGCCGCGCACGTTCGAGACGGACCTGCGCAACATGGGCATCAAGACGAACGTCAGCGAGCAGAGGGCCGAGAGCGGCAAGTACGAGGTCATCATCTGGCACGGCCCGGTGTCGGCAGCGCAGCTCGTCGCTGCCGGGGTGAAGGTGCCCGACGACCGCATGGCCGACGACATCGAAGCCGAGGTGTGGACAATCGACGGTCAGGTCATCAAGGCCGACATGAACCCGTGGCGCAAAATCGGCGTGGACGTGAAGACGATCCACCCGTTCCTGTTCGACGAGGACGACACCTCGCCCATCGGCAACGGCTTGCCCAACGTGATGCGCGACAGCCAGATGTCCATCGCGGCGACCACCCGCATGCTGCTCGACAACGCGTCCATCGTGTGTGGTCCGAACCTTGAGGTGAACACTGCGCTGCTGCGTGCGGATCAGGACTACAGCTCGGTGAGCGCATACAAGATTTGGTATCGTGACGACCTCAGCGGTGATGTCGGTGTTCCTGCGGTGCGCAACATCGCCATCGACAGCCACATGGATGAGCTGCTGAAGGCCATCGACCTGTTCATGAAGTTCGCCGATCTGGAGACGTTCGTGGGTCCGGCGACAGGTGGCGACATGTCGAAGGGTCCGAGCGAGCCCCTGCGCACGGCGGCGGGAGCCTCCATGCTGCGGGGCGACGCGGCGCTGCCCTTCAAGGACATCGTGCGCAACTTCGACAGCTTCACGCAGTCGGTGATCTACTCGCTCGTCCAGTTCAACAAGAAGTTCAATCCGGATCGCGTCAAGGAAGGCGACTACAACGTGATCGCACGCGGTGCCACCAGCCTCATCGCGAAGGAAATTCGCGGCATCCAGATCGACAGCATCTCGGCGACACTGCGGCCCGAAGAGGCCCTGCACGTGGATGACCGCAAGCTCGTCGAGGCGCGCTTCGCAGTGCGCGATCTGGACGACATCCTGCTCCCGATGGACGAGGTCAAGCGTCGTCAGGCTGCCCAGTCGCAGTCGCAGCAGGAGCAGGCCCAGAAGCAGCAGGAACTCATGGAAGCGAACATCCGCAAGCTGCTCTCGGATGCCTTCAAGAACATCGCACAGGGGCAGAAGAACTCGGCGGCTGCCGATGCCACAATGGCAAACACGGCCATCGCCATCATGGAAAAGGGATTGGCCGATGATAACGGATCGGAAGGTAAAGCTGGAGGCTCTGGCGGGTCAGCTGCATAACGCACGCGGCACGTACGAGATCAAGGCGGTGCTCGAACTGCTGCAGCTGCGGCTGGACGGCGTGAAGAACCAGCTGCTCACCTGCAAGCCGGACCAATTTTTGCAGTTGCAAGGTGAGGCACAAGCGTACGATAAGGTTGTTCGTGACATCTCGCGGGGTAGCCCGCATAACAAAGGCGCTGAGGAGAAGTAAATGGTAGATGCTGTGGAACAGGTTCCCGAGACAACGTCTGAAGTCAATTTCGACGACGCTTTCGCGCGGCTGGCAAACCTAGAGCAGCCCGCGCTCGGCGAAGAGCCTCCGAAGAAGCCCGAAGAGGCCCCTGCTGCGGACGCCAAGCCTGCTGCCGAAGCGCCTGCGGCTGACGACAAGCCTGCGGAGCCCGACAAGCCTGCCGAGGCTGCGCCTGCGGCCCCTGCTGCGGCTCCTGTCGAGGCTCCCAAGGAGCCTGCGCCGTCCGACGCGGTGCTTGAGCGCCTTGAGAAGCTGCTCAAGCCTGCCGAGGCGGCTCCTGCTGCGCCTGCAGCGACCCCGGAACAGCCTGCGCCGATGTACTCGGACGACGAGGCTTCGTTCCTGAACAACTACGTGAAGGAATGGCCCGACGTGCATCGCGCAGAGGCGCTGATCCGTCGCGGCGAGCACCAGCAGCTGCTCAGCTTCGTGTTCAACGAGTTGGCGAAGGAAATCCGTCCGCTCATGGAGACGGTGCAGGTTCTGTCGCAGCGCACGTTCCTTGGCGACCTCACCACCAAGGTTGCGGATTACGATCAGGTGCGTGATCAGGTGATCGACTGGGTGGACACACAACCTGCGTATTTACAAGATGCGTATAAGCGTGTAATTGAGAATGGCTCGGTCGAGGAGATCGCTGATCTCATCGGTCGATACAAGAGGGAGGTGGGCGTTCCTGCTACGCAAGTGGCACAAGCTCCTGCCCCCAAGAAACCGGATACTGAGCTGCCTCCAGCTACCAAACAAGCGGCTGCTGCGTTGGCCCCAGTCAGTTCCAAGCGTACGGTGGTGCCGCAGGCCGTGGACCCGACAGATTTCGAGGCCGCGTTCGCGTCATTCGCCAGCAAAATGTGAACTCAACTTCTGGAGCTGAAAAATGGCACAGGTTACTGGTTACGGCGACATCTCCCCGGCAGTCGCTGCCTATTCCGTGGTTCGCATGCTCAAGCGTGCGATGCCCTATCTGCATCTGGAGAAGTTCGGCCAGACGTACGCGCTGCCGACCAACTCGACGCAGACCGCCAAGTTCCGCCGCTACTTCCTCGTCGGCGCGACTGGTGCGGCTGGTTCGGGTTCAGGCAACTTCTTCATCCCGATTGCCACCACACCGCTGGTGGAAGGCGTGACCCCCGCGGGCAACAAGCTCGCCAACGTGGACTACACCGTGACCCTCGCGCAGTACGGTGACTACATCACCATCACTGACGTGATCATGGACACGCACACCGATCAGGTGCTGCAGGCCGCCACCGACGTGCTCGGTGAAAGCGCTGCTGTCACCGTCGAGACACTGCGCTACAACGTCCTCAAGGCTGGCACCAACGTGTTCTACGCGAACGCCGTTGCTGGCCGCGTGAACGTCGTGACGCCGATCTCGCTGGCCGACCAGCGCCGTGTGACCACGGCTCTCAACCGCCAGAACGCGAAGAAGATCACGCAGGTCGTGGCTTCCACTGCGGACTACAACACGAAGTCGGTCGAAGCCAGCTACATGGCTGTCTGCCACCCCGACCTCGAAACCGACATCCGCACGATGTCCGGCTTCAAGCCCGTCGCCGACTACGGCCCGCACACCACTCCGTTCGAAGGTGAGATCGGTTCGATTGAGCAGGTTCGCTACCTCTGCTCGACCGTTCTGTTCCCCTTCGCCGACGCGGGCGGTGCCAAGGGCCTGATGCGTTCGACCTCGGGCACCAGCGCCGATGTCTACCCGATCCTGTTCTTCGCTCGCGATGCCTTCGGCATCGTCCCGCTGAAGGGCAAGTCGTCCATGACACCGATGGTGGTCAATCCGAAGCCCGCCGCTGGCGATCCGCTCGGTCAGCGCGGCACCGTGGGCTGGAAGCTCTACACGGCCACGGTGATCCTGCAGGATGCCTTCATGGCCCGCCTCGAAAGCGCCGCTACGGCCTAATGACTGAAGGGGGTCGATAACCTCGACCCCCTTTCTTCAACCCATCCTTCAGGAGCTACCGACATGACAACCTTCGCAGCTACAACTCAGGCAATGGGCATCACGAACTTCGCTTCGGGCTCGTTCACTGGTGATGGCACTATCGCCACTCTCAACCTCGGCTTCAAGCCGCGCTACTTCAAGCTGTTCAACGCCACTGACGTGGTGGTGTACGAGAAGTGGGAAGGCATGGTGGCCGCCAACTCCATCAAGACGGTTGGTGTGGGCACCACGACCAATGACGCGTCGGCGATCACACTCGACGCTGTGGGCACTGTGACAATCCCGGCAGCGATCAACATCTCTGCCAAGGCGCTGAGCTGGATCGCCATCGGCTAACGAACAAGCGAGGGGGCTTTCGGCCCCCTCAACCCCATCTGGAGGTCGCTATGGGCGAATGCACTGTCAAGATCGAACGGCTCGTCAACGGCTATGAAGTCGAGATGAAAGACCCGGAGATCGTCAAGGCAAACATGAAGCCCAGCAAGGGGCCTTCGCCTTGGAAAGACCCGAACGTCGGCTACGTGTTCAAGACCGTGGACGAGGTGCTGGCGTTTCTGAAAACCAATCTCGAAAAAGCTCTCCCGATGGATGAGTACGAGAGCAGCTTTGACGCAGCTTCAGCAGAGGAAGAAGGAGAAGACTGATGGTTGAGTACGAGGGCATTGAGCCCAACATCGAACCCGCGAAGAAGCCCCGACTGAAGGCGGTCAAGTCTGCGGCACCTGTCTCGCAGGACCGTGTGCGCATCCAGCTTGAAGAGGCTGATGACATTCCGCCCACCGGGCAGTTCGTCGGCTACAACGGCGTCGGCTACATCCTGCGCCCCGGCGTTCCTGTCGAAGTGCCGCTCGGCGTCAAGGAAATTCTCGACAACGCGGTGATCGACGTACCGCAGATCGACCCGGACACACGACAAGTCATTGGCACGCGCCCCAAGATGCGCTATCCCTACCGCTTGGTCCCTTGAACATGAGATGGTCCGATGAACCTTGGCGAACTGCGAGACGAGCTTCGGGTCGGCATTCTGAACGACCGTTCTGACCGAGTTAGCGGGTCATCGGACTACCTCTGGACGGACGAGACGCTGACGCGATACATCAATGTCGCGCAGCGTCGTTTCGCTCGGCGCAGCCTGTGCCTGCGTGACAGTCGCACAGCAGAGGTGTGTCAGGTGACGCTGGTGACAGGTCAGACCGAGTACACCCTCAATCCTGCAGTGATCGCGGTGATCTCCGCGAAGATCGAAGGCGACGCGCAGGATTTGGCGCGCGGCGGACATACGGTATTCGGCGGTGTCCAAACACCTGACACGCTGTATTTCGATGTGAACCAGCTCAGCACGCTGCCGCCCAGCAAGCCGTTGGCGTACAGCACAGATGAGACGTTGGTGGAAGATGACAACGGTGCAATCAGCACGGTCGTGCTGCGTGTCTACCCGGCCCCGAGCGATGCCTACAACGGCATCAAGATTTTGCTGCGTGTCGCGCGTTTGCCGCTGGACACGCTGAGCAACGACGCACAGCAGTGCGAAATTCCTGAGGATCACCAGCTGGAGATGCTGGACTGGGCGGCATATCTCGCACTGCGGATCGCCGATCACGACGCGGGAGATAGCCCGCGTGCAGAGAATTATGCCAAGTCATTCGAGATGCATGTGCAGGCTGCACGCAACGCGATGCTGCGCAAGCTGTTTGCCCCTACGCCGTGGGGCTTCGGTCGCGGCGGCTATATCTGGGAGCGGTAATCATGGTTGCAGTAATCGACCCGAAGAAGCTGGCGACAAGCACGTACGGCATGCTGCCTTCGCAGACAGCTGAAGCGAAGAAGGTTGAGCAGTTCGCTCCGCAGGCGCGTTTCACTGAGCTGATGCGCAAGCCTGAGAACTACCCGAGCCTGCTTGAGAGTGAGCTGAATGGGTACGCGGAAGGGCGCGGCAAGATGCGCAACTTCCTGTCGTTCGGGCTTATGCCGACAGCGCCGCAGGCTATTGCGGAAGCTGGCGAGGCACCTGAAGAGGCCACTGAGAAGATGATGCAGGGGATGAAGGAAATTCGTCCGTTCTCGTACTACCCGAGCATGGCTGTTGGCGCGGCGCTGGAGCCTGCTGCGATGGTGATGAGCGGAGCAGCGGGTCTTGCGAGCGCAGGCATGGAGACGGTAGGCATCCCTGCCGCCGCAGCCATCGGTGCGGCTGCGGGCGATCTCGCGCACACGGGCTACAACTGGATTTGGGGCAACGACTACCCGACGCAGAAGGGTGAGACGCCGCAGGCAGGGGTGTCCGAGAAGGACGCGCGGCTGGCAGCGTACGCAGAGCAGCACCCGGAATACAAAGCCGCACAGGCGGCTTACGACGCTTCGCTGACACAAGGGCGCGCGCTTACAGGCGAGGCTGCTACGCGGCCTTCGGCTATCGCGTTCAGTAAGCTCTACACACCAGATGGCAAGCTCGCGCCGGGAGTAACACCGGAGCAGGAGGCGACCACGCGTGCGTGGGCTGCATACGAAGCGAAGGGCTTGGCGGGCCAGACCCGAGACGGTCGGCGAGACGCATCGCGCTTCACCCCCGATGTGTTCGAGAACAACCCTGCCACCGCAGCAGCTGGCGGCACACTTGTTGGACGTGCATCGAGCGCGACAGGCGCACCGAGTGGCGCGGCTGGACAGGGAGCGCCGCAGTACGCTCCCGGCGCGATGGCCGACGCGATGGACCAGTACGAGGAGGAGCACCCCGGCAATCGTGGCGGCACCTTGACCACGTCGGAATACAACAAGCGCAAGGCGCAGGCCGAGGTTGATCGCGTGGATGGTCAGTACGCAGCTCTGGGGGCGCAGCTTGGTTTCGCCGACCCCAAGCTCGCTGTCGCGCTTGGCCGCAAGGGGCAGTTCACGCATGGCATGGTCAACGCCGCGATCCTGCAGCAGCAGGTGCGGTCGTCGGAAAAGCTCGACGCGAAGACTGACATCTACCGCCGCAAGATTGCGGCGGTAGAGGCGGCGTACGCAGCAGCTGAGCAGCTTCCTGATACCGATCCACGTAAGGAGCAGATCAAGTCTCGCGCGCAGGCGACGCTGGATGAGATATTCAATACGATCAATGCCCCCGGCTCTGTTGTTACAATCCCCAGCGCTCCGCAGACTGGTAATTAAGGGTAAGCCCGCATGGCTTCGATCTTGGACGACCCGAACCGTGACGCTTCGATCAGGGCGATGGCAGACGCGATCATCAACGGTCCCGCGCCTGCGGCGCAGCCGAAGCGAAACTTGTTCACGGCAGGTGTCAGCTCGGGTATCGATCAGCTGCAGGCGCTGAGCGGTCGTGCCATTCAGGCAGTCGGCGACGCAGCAGAGATGCCAACTGTCTCTGACTTCGGCAAGGGCATCGCAGATCGTAATTTCGCGGAAGCTGCAGCGAATGGACGCCCCGATCTGGAGAACCGTCCCGATCTCGCGCACTGGACTGACTACCCTGCATGGGCGGCGTATCAGGCATCCAAGCAGCTGCCGACACTTGCCGCAGCACTGGTGGCTTACAAGCTCGGCGGCGCGAAGCTCGCAGGCGCGATCCCCGAAGAACTCGCGACTGCTGGGGCGTACGCCCCACGCATCATGGGTGGCGGCGGTGCGCGCATCGGCATGGCTGCAGCCGAGCGTGAAGCAGCGCAGACAGCGGGCGCTCAGATGGTCGCGGGTATCGCGTCGCAAGCACCTGTCATGTACCCGCAGGCTGTGGGCAGCATGTACGATGAGGCGGTGAACTCTGGTACGACCGGGAAGGATGCGGCGAACAAGGCTCTTGCGCTCGGTGTGCCTTACTCGCTCATGGAGGGCTTTGAGCCCGGATCGCTGTCGGGCGTGGTCAAGACCGGCCTTGCAGGCGGGATGTTCAAGCGGCTCGGCACGGGTGCGCTCACCGCTGCCGCAACCGAGACTGTCACCGAGGGTGTGCAGACAGGTATGGAGCAGAGCTTCCGTCCTGACCTCACTCCGCGTGAGAAGATGTCGAACATCATCGAAGGCGCGATTGCAGGCGGTGTGGTCGGCGGACTGTTCGGTGGTGTCGCGGGTGTGCTTGGTGGTAACCCGCACATCAAGAAAGCTGCGCCCGGTGATGTCGGCAACTCCGAGCTGGCGAAAACCGTGGACAACGCGCTCGGTACGTCCGAGGGCGGGCTGAACCTCAAGGTTCATGGTCAGCCTATCGCGCAGCCCAGCGAAACACGCCCGCTGGCGGGCTTGAGTGAGAGAGAGCTGCTTGCCCGCTTGAGCATGGTGCAGGCGCGCGAGATGGACGCGCGCAAGGGCACCGGCGAGTCCAACCCTCAGGCGTCGCTGATCGCTCAGCAGATCAATCACGAGCTGGACATTCGTCAAGGTCGTATCGACCCGGATGCGCCGACACCGAATGATCCTGCGCAAGCCGAGCTGCTAGACATCAACAAGCGGGTCAGTGACGGCACAGCGACTGCGCAAGACATCGCGCGTGCGCGCATGTTGCAGGAAGGCCCTGTCGCAGCCAATACCAGCCCCGACCGTGGACCTCAGGCAGAGCCTGCGCTGGTTCCCGACGTGGATGGTCGCTTGACGGCGAACTTGCGTGAGCAGCCGTCGTTCGATCTTGTCGATCCGCGCACGAAGGAAGCGCGGGGCGAGCAGCTGACACCTGAGGCGACAGCGCAGCGCGAAGCCGCCACGAGCATGGACGAGGCTGTCAGCCAGAAGCTGGCGGGCACCAAGCCTGTCACCGATGATGTGCGCGCGGCGCAGGACGAAGAGTTCTACGGCAAGACGACTGCTGGGTGGGCTGCAGAGGCCAAGGCGTCAAAGCCGCAGGATCATGTTGACCGGGTCATCACTGTCATCAACGCCATCAATGCGGCAGACAGCGCCGATGGCGGCCGTGGCCGTGCGCTACCCAAGAGCCTGAAGGACAAGGCCGAGGAGATCGGCCTCACGCACAAGGATGGTTCCCCGCGTGATCTGCAGGCTGAGGTGAATGACGCACTCTTGGAGTACAGCGACAAGCTGAAGCGCGCGACGCTCACCAACACTGCGCAGGCGAACACCGCTGCCGAGAAGTTCAAGAACGAAACACTCGTCCCTCTGCGCCAGAAGTTGCAGACCTTGCAGGAGGCCCAGAAGCGTCTCGCGGGTGCGCCTCAGGCAACTGGACCCCTGACGCCCCAGCAGTTGCTGGGCATCAAGCCCGGTAACGTCTCAGAGGCTGATGCGCAGGCATTGGCGGCAGCGCCCCCGGCTCCCGTAGCCCCGACGTTCACCCAGCGGTTCCGGGGCGCAGGGGCGCCCAACTTTAACGCGAATGTTGCTGAGGAGGCCCCGGCCCCGGCAGTCGCCAACGTCCCGCCGCCCAAAGCCGCCGACATGGCGCAGGTGAGCGAGCGGTGGGCGCAGGGCAGGGTCGGGCAGACGCAGGCTGAGAGGATGGCTGCCCGCGAAGCAGTGGCCTCAGCGCCCGCCGCTGTCAATCCTACGGCCATTCCCAACGCCACCGCGCAGGGCACGGCGTTCTCCCCAGCTGGGCGGGCCGTCCCGGTCAGTGAGCCGACCAAGATTGTCACTGCGCAGGATCGCGCCAAGGCTCGGCGTACAGGTAAGCGCACACCCGCTGCGACCGTTGTCCCGGTGGAGGCCCCGCTGGCGGGAGGCACCAGTTTCCGGGGTGAGGCCCCGGTTGCGCCGCAGGCTGCGACAGACATCGAACCGAATAGCGCACGCGCCCAGATCGTGACGCAGCTCATGCGCTCCAAGCTGGAGCGCATCTCGCAGACCGATGACGTGGGACGCCCCCTGCGTCAGGCCGCGTCTGAAGCATTGGCAGGGCTCGACGCCTTCCAGCCGGGTGCCGATGCGACAGCTGCCCGTGTTCTGGCCGAGCACGCGGTGGTCACGGGCGACATCGTCTTCAGCCGTCGCAACCCGATCACAGCCGAGCCGCCCATGTCCGAAGAAGCCTTCGGACAGGCGATGCAGGCGGCAACTCGCAAGATGCCTGTCTCCGCGTTGAACGCGATCACTGTGGTGAGGTCGGTCGAGAACCTGCCTGCCGAGGTGCTGGCGGCTGCTGAGAAGATGGGCATCCACCCGTCAGAGGTTCGCGGTGTGTTGCATGACGGCATGGCCTACGTGGTGCAGAACCACGTTAGCTCTCAGGCAGAGCTGAACGATGTAATCGCCCATGAAATCTTCGGGCACGGCGGCGCTCGCGCACTCTTCGGCGACAGGCGTGTCGCAATGCTCTCCACAGCGTTCAAGCTCGCGGGAGATACCGAGGGTTTCCGGCGCACTGTCGCGCAGTTCGGTATCAGCGGGCGCGAGTTCGATAACCTGTTCCCGGCGCGGGAGCTTACAGATCAGGATCGCGCGCAAATCGTTGACGAGCTGCTGGCGATGGCTGCAGGTCGCGCAGGTGGTAAGCTCAAGACGGCGCTGCTCTCGTGGGTCGGTACGTTCAAGAGCATGCTGATCAGGGCGCTTGACGCCATTGGCTTGCGCGAGGTGGCGGATCGCTTGAACAGGTTCGACGCGGCGACCTTCGCGGCCACGATGGCGCAGATGAAGTATGCCGTGGAGATGGGCGGCAACCTCGGCGGCGGTGATACGGTGTTCTCGCGCGTCACGGTCCCGGCAACGCCGGACGGCCTGAACGAGAGCACGCAGAACCTGACGAAGTCCGTCTCGCGCGTCGAGGACTGGTTCCACTCGCGGGATTGGTCCACACTCTCGCTCAAGGCCAACCAGCTGAACCTCTACACCAGCTCGGCGGGTCACATCGTCGATACCTTCGGACCGATGTTCCAGCGCGAGGACGGCACCAACCCGCTCAAGGATTGGTGGGAGGCCAACCGTCTGCGCGGTGTCACCGAACAGCGTCTCGCTCACCTTGTGCAGGTGGGTCACCGCATGTTCGAGAAGGTGATGCAGAATGATCCCAAGGCCGCCAAGAAGATCGGCGATCTCATGGGCTACACGTCCTACAACATCGACCCCGCGAAGACGTGGGAAGAGCACGAGTGGCTGCATAAGACCGACAACGAGGAGGCGTTGAAGGGCCACGTGCGTGAGGCGAACAAGATTTATCGTGATCTGCGCCAGAACCACGCGGAGGCTGCGGCAACTTACGACGCGTTCCATAACACGAACGAGAGCCTGCACTTCGCGCAGCAGGCCGTGTCGCTCTACAACCTCATGATGCTCGACAACGCGGTGCCCGAGGGCGTCAAGGAGAAGCTGCGCTCGGACCCGAAGTTCGGCAACCCGATGGAGAAGTACCTCCAGATGGAGGGCACCTACGACAATCCGAAAGCATCGCGCGACTACTGGTACAGCTACGGCACGCAGCTGCTGGCAGAGGCAGAGGAGTATGTCGCTGCGCAGCGCGGGCTCGCGAACATCAGCGACAAGGAGACGAAGGCAAAGCTGAACGTCAGCACCAGCTCTATCGCCTCGCGTATTCGCTCCATCAATCAGGAGCGCGACGCAATGGCGCAGTCGCCATACTTCCACCTTGGCCGCTTCGGCGACTACGTGCTCTCCTTCCACATCAAGAAGGACGCGAAGGGCAACTCCGACCCGGCGTCGATGGACCGCATCGTCACAGCGTTCAGGCAGGCTGGCCTTGAAGGTATTGAGATGAACGGCGAGTACAACAAGGACGGTGTGGTGATCCCGAAGGATGCCACGCGCGCCAACGCCTTCATGCGGTTCGAGAACAAGGTGAAGATGGACGAGGCTCGCCGCGTTGCCGAGATGCTGGCGAAGGAAGGCCATGTGCTCAACGAGATCACCGGGACCGAGGACGGCGAAGGCGACAAGCGCATTAAGACCTTCTCGCGCGAGCACGAGCAGAGCGCGCTGGCCTTCCAGAAGATGCAGAGCCCTGAGTGGGCTCGCGACCTCATGGACCGCCTCAACGCCGAGGAGTTCGGCAAGCGTGAAGGCATGACCGAAGGCGAGCGTCAGCTGGCCGGGAACATGAAGGGCGAGTTCGAGCGTTACGTGCGCCAGTACTTCCTCAACCTGCTGCCGGACACAGCGGTGTCCAAGGTCATGGTCCACCGCAACAACGTGCCGGGTTACTCGGCTGACATGATCCGCTCCTACCTGTTCCGCACGCAGGTGGGTGGTCGCGCGCTGGCGAACCTCTACGCATCGGCGCGCATGTCGAGCGCGAGGCAGGGCATGATCGCTGCGGCCAACGACGCCAAGGCCGACAGCGACACGACGAGGGCGATGCTGAAGCAGAACGTGGTGAACGAGCTGTTCACGCGCGACGCACAGCGCCCGCTGGTGGTGCGCAACAACTTCATCGACACGTGGCGCGCAGTGAACCACGCGTACTTCCTCGGCATGTCGCCGTCCTACATGGCGGTGAACATGACGCAGCTCGGCGTGCTGCTGTGGCCGGAACTGTCGAAGCGGTTCGGCTTCATTCCCTCGGCCAAGGCCATCGGCAAGGTGACCCCCAAGGCGATGAAGATCATGGCTGCGGTGATCAAGGAGGGCGGCAAGCTCGGCTGGAACAACCTGCCTGACGCGTCGATCAGCCGCGAGGTGCTGAGCAAGGTCAACGGCCTCACGGAGGCGGACATCAACTTCATCATGCGCGTGGTGAACTCGGGCGTGATCGACATCGGCTCGCAGTCTCGCGAACTGGGTCGCGTCGTGGAAGGCACAGCTAACAGCAAGGTCGAGGGCGCACTGCGCTGGGCCTCGGCGGCAGGCTACTACTCGGAAATGACATCGCGCCTTGTTGCTGCGATGTCAGCTCGCGAGCTGCACGGCGGCAACAGCAGCAATGAGGAACTGTACAAGTACGTTGACGAGACGGTGCGTCAGTCGATGCTCTCCTACGAGACATGGAACCAAGCGCGTGCCACAGGACGCATGGGGCTTGCGGGTCCGATGACCCCGGTCATGACGAGCTTCCTGCAGTACACCTTCCAGCTGACAGAGAAGCTGTACCGCGAACTCGCGACGGCCTTCTGGCGCGCAGGCAAGACGAACGAGGAGCGTGTCGCCTCTCGCAAGTTCTTGGCTGCTCACCTTGGTGCCGTGACGATGCTGACAGGCACGCTCGGCATGCCGATGGCCTCGGTCTTCGCCAAGGCGTTCGACAGCCTGCGCGATGTGTTCGGTGACCCCGATGACGAGCCGTCCGACATCCGCACATCCTACCGCAACATGCTGGATGACATGCTAGGCAAAGATGTGGCTGAGGTGGTCGCACGCGGCGTGCCTCGTGCATTCGGTGCCGATGTCTCGCAGCGCGCAGGCGAGCAGGACATCCTGCCCTTCGCGCACATGGTCAGCAAGCTGATGACGGATCGCGGCAAGTGGGATGACCGCGTGAAGGACTGGGCTCTACAGACGTTGGGCTCTCCGGTCAGCATGATCTCGAACATCATCGATGGCGGCAACAAGATGTACGCTGGCGATTTCAAGGCGGGCTTCCTGCAGGCCATGCCGACAGCGATCAAGGGTCTGGGCAGGGCGTACTATCTCGCCACCGAAGGCTACGTGGATGCCAAGGGCAACAAGCTGCCGATGGATGTCGGAACCTTCGACGTGCTGACGCAGGCGCTGGGCTTCAACACCTCGCGCAAGGCCGAATATTCGGAGGAGCGCGGTGCACAGGCAGCGCTCAAGGGTGACAGGTATCGCAGGGCGCAGATACTGCGGAACGATCTTGCGCAGGCCATTGAGGCGGGCGACCCGGAGGGCATTCAGGACGCAGCTGCGGCGGCGCAGCGCTTCGACGCGAAGAACCCGGATTTCCAAGTGATGCCTACAATCGCTTCAGTGGTCAGGTCGCGCGCACGTGAGCGTATGAAGGCCGAAATGACCGATAGTCCGCTGGGTACGAAGCCGACGCTGGCCGACCGGACAGCGTTTGGGAACTTGGATTGATTTTGTGACACGTTCGTGTAGATTGCCGCAAACGAGGATGGGTGATGGCTGCCGTACACAACATTACAATTGAGCAGGGTGCAACCTTCCGGCTCAGCGCCATCTGGAAAGACGCGGGTGGCACCCCCATCAATTTGACGGGGTACACCGCACGCATGATGGTGCGTCGAACTTACAAGGATGCGGCTCCCTTGCTGACGTTCACGACCGAGAACGGTGCTATTGTTCTCGGCGGCTCGGCAGGTACTGTCGAGGTGACAGGGCTTGCAACGCTTACCGACGATGTACCAGCCAAGAGCTGTGTGTGGGACATCGAGCTTGTGAGCCCGACCGGGTTCGTGAAGCGCTTGCTTGAGGGCGTGGCGGTTGTCACACCGGAGGTCACGAAGTGACAGACCTTATCACCGTAAACGAGACGACACAGGTTGTTCAGGTCACTGAAACGCCGACGACCGTCATCGTTACGGAGGATAATACTGTTGTTGTGATCAGCGACCCCGGCTTGCCTGAGGCCGCTGGTGCTGCGTGCGTAACACACATCATCGACGGTGTAGGGTCTGCAATCTCACCCGGCTTGCGCGGCAGTGTGCCGATCCCGTTCGACTGCGTAATTGTAGGGTGGACCCTCGTGGCCGATCAGGTCGGCTCCATCCAGCTCGACATCTGGAAGTCCACGTACGCGTCATACCCCCCGTCTGTGGGCGGGTCCATCGTTGCTGCTGCGAAGCCCGCAATTGTGTCTGGCGTCAAAGCATCATCGTCCACCTTAACGGGATGGACAACTGCTGTGAGTGCAGGAGACATCCTCGCATTCAACGTTGACAGCGTGTCTACGATCTCTCGTGTGACGCTGAGTTTGAGTTTGGCCCGACTATAATCACAATACGAGGATACTGACATGTCTATCTCAAATACCACAGAGAGCGCCATCCTGAAGTTGATCTACAACGCGACTGCGTGGGCCAACTACGCGGACAACGCTGCGACCACACCTGAAACCAACATCGTCGTGGCAGGCCACACAGCCGACCCCGCCGACACGGGCACAGGCTCCACGTCGGAAATCGCTTACACTTCCTACGCGCGTGTCAACGTCGCACGCACCACGGGCGGCTGGACGGAGACCACAGGCTCGGTCTCGCCTGTGGCAACGATCAGCTTCCCGGCTGGTACAGGCGGTACGGGCACCATGACCCATTTCTCGACAGGCAAGTCGGGCGGCGGCGCTTCGGCCATCTTGTGGTCGGGCACGGTGACCCCTAACATCGTCTGCGGCAACGGCGTTACACCGCAGCTGTCTACCGCTACAACCATCACCTTGGACTGATCCGCATGGATCACGCAGCGGAGTATCGCAGGTGCCTCATGGAGGCGGACGTGCCGGGAATTATGCGGGTTTGGAACCACACCGATCCGCATCTTCCTCAGCCGTCGCCGAGTGAGGCGTTGCTTCAGCTGCACCTTGCGCGCGCTGAGGCAAAGAGCATACCGAAAAAGCTGAGGATGTACTCGTTCGATTTGCTTTACGAGCAGGGCATCAAGAAGATCGATGGTGAGTGGGTCAAGGATGAGCCTGTGTTTCTCGGCGAGGGCGATCCTTCGATCAAGGCGCTCTCGGTCGGTATCGCATCCAAATCCAGCTACCCCGAGGTGAAGACACGTATTGAGGCCGCGATGAAGGACGCATACCTTAACGAGATCGCGAAGGGCATCACCGAGCCCGCGATCCATCGCAAGAAGATGCTGGAAGCCCGCGCCAAGCAGCGGTTCAAGATGAGGATGGCGTAATGCCCTTTACCATTGCACATGCAACGCAGGCCGTTGGCACCGATGCTGGCAACGGCGAAATCCGCAAGGCGCAATGGAACGAGAACCATACGCCGACCTTCACCTCGTCGTTCCTCCGCAATCGCATCATCAATGGCGATATGCGGATTGACCAGCGGAATGAGGGTGCGAGCGTCAGCGTTTCGAGCGATGGTGTATCTTTCTTCGGTGTTGACAGAACATTTGCGACGAAATCGACCACGGGCGTATTTTCCGTCCAGAGAAGCACGACTGCGCCGAATAACTTTAGCTATTCCCTAAAGGCCACTGTTACGACTGCTGACGCAGCGGTTGCTGCTGGTGACTATGCTGCAATCATCCAGTACATTGAGGGCTACAACGTAGCAGACTTGGCGTTCGGAACCGCGAATGCACAAACTGTCACGCTTTCGTTCTGGGTTCAATCGAGCCTTACGGGTACGTATGCGGTCAGCATCTGTAATGCCACTGGTGCCAGAACCTATGTGGCGACCTACACCGTAAACAGCGCCAATACTTGGGAATACAAGACAGTCACTATTGCTGGCGACACGACAGGAACGTGGGCCACCGACAACACAACGGGCCTTGCTGTCCGATTTGGCCTCATGGCTGGATCGACATTCCAGCAGACGGCAGGTTCATGGGGGACAACAAACGCTCTCGGCACTTCGGCCACCGTGAACTGGATGGGAACGTTGAGCAATACGTTCTATGTGAGCGGTGTCCAGCTTGAAGTCGGCAGCACCGCCACGGCATTCGAGCGCCGCCCATACGCGCAGGAAGCCTACCTCTGCCAGAGGTACTACCAGAAGAGCTACGAAGATGTCGTCCCGGCAACCGCTACGACGAACGGTTATGTCGCATGCTGCTGTGCAGCTCCATCAGGGTTCGGTGGCGGTTTTTCCTTCCCGGTAGCAATGCGCGCCAGCCCGACATTCTCTTATTGGGATAGCGCCGGAAACGCTTCGCGAAGCGGCTATTACAATACGGCATGGGTTACGAATAATAACTTCTTCTCGACTGTCGCCATGACGAAGAAGTCGGGATATTTCGTCGTGAACGTGGGCATCTCGGCGACGCTCTTCATTCATTACACAGCGGAAGCGGAGCTATAGAAATGGCTTACAGCAACGCTCAGTATGCGGATAATGGCGGCATCAACGTCCTGATTGACGATATTCCTGCCTATGTTCCGAATGATCCGGCGAACTCGCACTATTCCGCCATCATGGCGCTGGTCAAGGCTGGTGAACTGACGATTGCGCCGTATGTCGCGCCTCCGCCTGTCGTACCGCTGTCCGTCACGCCCCGTCAGGTGCGCTTGCTGCTGTTGTCTCAGGGGCTTCTCGCGAACGTCGAGGCGATGATCGCAGCCAGCGACGAAGCCACGCAGATTACTTGGAAGTACGCTTCCGAGTTCCGCAGGGATGATCCGCTGCTGGAAGGTCTTGCCAAGCAGCTCGGCCTTACTGACGAGCAGATCGACCAATTCTTTATCGCCGCCGCAGCTTTGTAAGGAAACCTGATGGCCATCTCACACATCAAGTCGAACACCATCGCGGACTGGACGGGTACGGTCACTATCGGTAACTCGACGGGCGGTACACAGACCATTGCTGCGACTGACCTTGTTCGCCCCGGCGATTGGAACAGCGCACACAATCAGTTCTACACTCTGTCGGGTAACACCGCGAACGCCTCGACGGCCTCCGGCACCAATGTCGTGTTTCAGGCGGCTGGCAACCTTACTCTGGCTGGCTCGACGGGCACCATCGTCATCAGCGCAGCGGCGCGCGACTGGCTTTCGACCTATCAGAACGTACAGGCCATCAACAACACGGGTACGGTGTCGGTCGGCGGCGGTTCATCAAATGTCGTGTTTCCGTTCGTCATGCCGCAGGATGGTTCGTTTTCCTACCTGCGCATGCCTGTCACCATGTCGCTTGCGTCAACCACGTTCACCACGGGCGCGGCTGGTTACGGTTCATCGGTGGCGCAGTCCAACACGCTCTGGTTCAACATTTACACGCAAGGAACGGGTGCAAGCTCGCGTTCCATCCAGTGGATCACCAGCGCCTCGACCACTTGGGCCATGCAGATCAGCTACAGCGGCACGTCCTCAACGCATTCCGTCAGCTACAACGTGACCTTCCCTTCGGAAGGCGGCGTTTCATCGTCCACGCAGATGAGCACCACGCAGGCGTCTGCGTCCATCAACGAGGTTCCGGCTGGTACGTCGAACTTCGCTTCCTACCGCTACTTTGACATGCCGTTCGCGGCATCGCTCAGTGCTGGCAACTACTTCGTCGCAATCCAGCGTTCCTCGACCACGGCGGGCGGCTCAAACATCGGCCTCGGCATATCGGCGCTGATGGTGACGCAGCATAACTCATCTATCGGCTTCCCGAACCTTGCATCGAACAGCAGCAACCAGCTTGTGCCGTATCTCGGCTCGTGGTCGACCAACACGCTCGGAGCCACGACGTCCAGTATTGCGAGAGCTAACGTCTCGACGTCTGCCTCTCACCCCATTCCTGTATTCCAGATGATCCGAGAGGCATGATGAAGCCGGAAATCGTCACAGTCGGTAACGGTCGCCATAACGAGACGCTAGAGGAAAGCTCGCAGCGTATTCTGCAAGGCGCGTCGTGGAAGAAAAACCGCATCATCGTGCTGGTGCCAGCAGCGCACAAGATCGACGCCAAGGTCTACCTAAGCCACTGCAGCCTGATCTTCCCACCCAATAACGCGGTCTATCGCATGCTGTGTCTGGGCATGGAAGTGGGCGAGGCGTATTCGCAGGCAATCGACGCCGTTCTTGCGCACCCGGAACTGCGCGAGTGGGAGTATATCCTGACTGTGGAGCATGACAACGTACCCCCGCAGGACGGTGTGTTGAAGCTCATTGAGAGCATGGATGCCCATCCTGAGTATGCCTGCGTCGGTGGGCTGTACTGGACAAAGGGCGAAGCGGGCGTGCCGCAGATTTGGGGAGACCCGACAGACCCCGTGCTGAACTTCAGGCCGCAGGTTCCGCGCCCCGGCGAAGTGCAGGAGTGCTGCGGTACGGGAATGGGGTTCAACCTGTGGCGACTGTCCATGTTCAAGGATGAGAAGCTGCGAAAGCCTTGGTTCAAGACGCTTGCCAGTGCGGCTGAAGGTGTGGGTACGCAAGACCTCTACGCTTGGAACGACTTCAGGAAACATGGGTATAGGTGCGCGATTGACAACCGCGTGCTGGTTGGACATCAAGATAGCGAGACAGGGATCACATGGTAAAGATCGACATTGGTTGCGGGCCGAGCAAGAAAGAAGGGTTTGTCGGGGTGGATCAGTACGCGTTCCCCGGCGTGGATCATGTTGTGCGTATCGGCAACGAGCTGCTGCCCTTCGGTGAGGGTGAGGTCGAGGAGGTTCACGCCTCGCACTTCGTTGAGCATCTGACAGCACCCGAGCGCTGCCATCTGTTTAACGAGTTGTTTCGCGTGATGCCGCCGGGGGCGAAGATGACCATGATCGTCCCGCACTGGGGTTCGAGCCGCGCCTACGGCGACCCCACCCACCAGTGGCCGCCTATTGGCGAGATGTGGTTCTATTATCTCAAGCGCGAGTGGCGCATAAGCCAAGCGCCGCACACCGACAAATCGAACTGGCCTGAAGGCTACGACTGCGATTTCGACGCGACATGGGGGTACTCCATGCATCCGTCGTTTCATACCCGCAATGCTGAGTACCAGCAGTTTGCAATGAGTTTCTATCGCGAGGGCGCGCAAGATATCATCGCTACGTTGACACGGAGGTAACACCGTGTCGGACGCGTTTCAGAGAGACGCATTCCAAGGCTTCGTTCAAGAGGGTGCGCCTGCAGCGGCCAGCTCTCCGGGCACGTTCGACACAGGTATCTTTGATCGGAATATATTTGATAACGTCCTTGGGCCTGTCTCTGGCGCGTCTGTCGGCTCCGCTGCAGGCGTGGGCGCTGCCTCCGCTGTTGGTAGGGCGCTGTTCACAGGCGCGGGTTCGGCTGCAGGTCTTGGTGCGGCTTCGGCGGCGGCTATCGCGCTGTTCACAGGTGCAGGCTCCGCTGCGGGTGCTGGTGCTGCGTCCGGCGTGGGTCAGTCCACGGCGGCGGCGGCTGGCGCGTCTGCAGGCGTTGGCGCGGCCTCAGGTGTGGGTCAGTCTACAGCGGTTGCCGTCGGCTCTGCGGCAGGTGTTGGCGCGGCCTCAGGTGCTGGCATCGCGCTGTTCGCAGGCGCAGGTTCTGCAGCAGGCGTTGGTGCTGCGTCCGGCGGGGGTCAAGCTACTGCAGCAGCCGCTGGCGCGGCTGCAGGTGTCGGCGCTGCGTCTGCTGTTGGTAGGGCGCTGGGCACAGGCGCGGGCTCTGCGGCGGGTGCGGGCGCTGCGGCTGGTGTAGGTCAGTCCACAGCGGTCGCTGTCGGCTCCGCTGCAGGTGTGGGCGCAGCCTCGGGCGCGGCTGTTACATCTGCGAGCGTGGGCTCTGCGGCGGGTGCGGGTGCTGCGTCTGGCGCGGGTCAGTCCACGGCAGTTGCTGTCGGCTCCGCTGCGGGTGTTGGCGCTGCGTCCGGCGTGGGTCAGTCCACGGCGGCGGCTGTCGGCTCCGCTGCAGGTGTGGGTGCTGCGGCTGCTGTTGGTACAGGTGCCGCGCTGGCTGCTGGCGCGGCCTCTGGTGTGGGTGCTGCGTCCGGTGTGGGACGGTCTACTGCGGTCGCTGTCGGTTCTGCTGCGGGTACGGGCGCTGCAGCGGCTGTCGGTACGGGCGCTACTCTGGCCGCTGGCGCTGCCGCTGGCACGGGCGCTGCAACGGCTGTAGGGGCTTCTCAAGCTCTCGCCACGGGCTCTGCGGCGGGCGTGGGTGCAGCCTCGGGTGTTGCTGTCTCGTCTGCAAGTACAGGCTCTGCTGCAGGTGTCGGTACAGCCACAGGCGTCGGCGTTGCCATCGTGATCTCTGTCGGCGCGGCCTCGGGCGTAGGCGCTGCGTCCGGTGTCGGTCGGTCCAACGCGGCTGCCGCAGGCGCGGCTGCTGGTACAGGCGCAGCTGCCGCTGTTGGCACAGGAGCCATTTTGGCTGCTGGCGCATCCGCTGGTGCAGGTGCGGCCACAGGTGTTGGGCGAGCCTCTGTGTTTGGTATCGGTGCTGCAGCAGGCGTTGGCGCTGCTGCAGGTGTCGGGCGCAGCATCGTGATCGGTACTGGTTCAGCGAGCGGTGCCGGAAACGCCGCAGGTACAGGCGGCTCGCTGGCAAAGGCTACGGGTACAGCCGCAGGTATCGGTGCAGCCGCAGCTTTGTCACTTTCTGGCAGACAATTCGTGCAAAGCTGGATAATTTCTTGACAAAAGCACGTGGACTTTCCGCAACGACAGGCTATAAGATGTTGGAACCGTTTGAATTTCGAGGGATACGTGGTATGGAGCCGAAAGACCCCACATCGTTTAGCCTGATCACGTACCTCTGGGTCATGGGACTGGCGGTTGGAGGCGGACTGGTGAGCTACATGCATAAGCTCCAGCTTGGTGTCAGGCGTCCATTCAGTCTCGTCGAGTTCATCGGTGAGCTGGTAACATCTGGTTTCACAGGCGTCATAACTTTTTGGCTGTGCGAAAATTCAGGTATCTCTCCGCTGCTCTCCGCAGTCTTCGTAGGTATCTCGGGCCACATGGGTAGCCGCGCTCTGTTCCTCATTGAGCGCATCATCGAAAACAAAATCAGGAAGATCGTATCGTGACAGCTCTCCCCAAACAGTACGCATGGCTTCGTGACGAGCCCGGTCCTCGCCTTCTCGTCGAAGGCATCAAGACCTTCGGCACCGTCGAGGCTCCCGGCCCGAACGACAACCCCGCGATCCTCGCGTGGGCCAGACAGACAGGTACGGCGAAAATCTACGCGCACGACAGCACCGCGTGGTGTGGTTTGTGGATGGCGTATGTCGCGTTGCAAGCTGGATGGGACTTGCCCGTCAACCCGCTGTGGGCTCGCAACTGGGCTGACTGGGGCCGCGCTGCGCAGCAGTCGGCCATGCTGGGTGACGTGCTTGTGTTCGCACGTGGCACTTCGGGTCACGTTGGTATCTACGTGGGCGAGGACGACACTGCGTACCACGTGCTTGGTGGTAACCAGAGTGATCGCGTGATGGTCAAGCGCGTCGCCAAAAATCGCCTTCTTGCCGCTCGTCGCTGTCCGTGGCGAGTGAACCAACCGGGTAACGTGCGCCGCGTTATCTTGGCCGCTTCCGGCGCTATCTCAACCAACGAGGCATAAGGACATGGACTTCATTCGGAACTTCTTCCTCAAGTACACCAACCTGTTTGGCACCATCGGGTCCGTGCTCGCCGCGATCACTCTCTGGCTCGGCCAGCAGGGCTGTCTCTCGACGGGCGATTTCGCCGCGACGTGCACGATCAACTGGCTTCCGGTTTCGTGGATGCCAATGATCACTGGCGTGTTCATTGTTCTGACAATCATCGGCAAGCTTACGCGACCGGGCGGTCTTCTCCGCAGCGTCTTCGGTGGCACTGCCGTGATCTCGCCCAGCGCCAGTGTCGGTGCCGTCACTCCGGAGCAGGTGGCCGAGAAGTGACATACGTCAAGCTCATCGTTCTCCTTCTGCAGGTGACGCAGGCCATCATCCGTTATGTGACGGATCGGCAGCTGATCGCAGAAGGAGAGCGGCGAGTGATCGCCAAGCAGCTGGCAGCGTGTGCGGCTGCAGCGAAGATCGCCAAAGACACCCACACCGATGTCGGGAACAAGACAGATGCTGAAATCGATGATGCTCTGCGTGGCGACTATCGCCCTTAGCGGCTGCGTCACGTCGCAAGGCCCGAAGCCTGTGAAGGATACTTCGTGCGTGGCCTTCAAGGTCATCCACCCTTCGCGCGATGACACTCTCGACACAAAGCGTCAGGTGCTGGAGCACAACACCGTCTACCGCAAGCTGTGTGGAGCCAAGTGATGCCGAAGCCCGACGATCCGAACGCCCCGCCCGACAACATCACGATCAGTCAATTCGCAGGGGTCAAGAACACTGTCGCGCCAGAACGCCTCCAGCCGGGTGAACTTGAGCGCGCTCGCAACGTGGACATCGATGACGCACGTCAGCTACGCCGTCGCAGGGGCTACACACTCAAGTCCGCTGGCAGCTACCACAGCCTCTTCCGCGCGGATCACGGCCTCGTCTACGGCGTGAAGAACGGCGCACTCGGACGTATCGAACCGAACTACAGCTTCATCACCATCGCGTCAGGAGTAGGGTCGCGCCCGCTCGCGTATGTCCATCTCGGCGACTACATCTATTTCTCGTCTGAGGTCACGTCGGGCAAGTTCGAGCACCACACCAACACCCCCGCGCCGTGGGGCGCTGTCGCTGCTGAGAAGATGTGGCTGTCGCCTGTCGTGAACCCGACGTCGACACTGCCGCCCATCAAGGGCAAGAGCTACATGCGTCCGCCGCTGGCGAGCATCCTCGCCTACTTCAACGGTCGCATCTACCTAGCGGTCGACAACATCGTCTGGTTCACCGAGCTGTACCTCTACGACTGGGTGGACGACGTAAAGGGCTACCTGCCGTTCGAGAACGACGTGAAGGTGCTGGCGGCTGTGGCTGACGGCCTCTACGTAGGCACCGAGACGGCAGTCTGGTATCTCTCCCCGACCGAGGGAGGCATGAAGCGCGTGCAGGTCGCCAACTACGGTGCGATCAAGGGCTCGGCCCAGCAGGTGCCGTCCAACCTCATCCCCGACCAGCTGCAGCAGCAGACCAAGGGCGGCACCCTGATACTGACCAAGCAGGGGCTGTGCATCGGCATGGACGGCGGGAACTTCCTGAACCTGATGCAGACCACGGTTATCTTCCCAGACGCAGTACGTGCAAATAGCTTGTTCAGGACACAGGATGGTGTTAATCAGTACATCAGCGTCGTGGATAGCGGGGGCAGCCCCGCGTCCGCCGCAAGGATTGGTGACTACGTAGACGCAGAAATCAGACGGTTCCAAGGAGCATAATCATGGAAAACGGTTACGAAATGTCAGAGGGCGGCATTTTGCTGCCGAACCATAAGCTCCTTGTTGGGGGCGCTTACACGGGCCAGATCATCCGCGACGGCAAGGTGATCGACGAGTTTGAGGACAGCAACCTCGTTGTCAACGAGGGCCTGAACTCGCTGCTCAACATCATGTTCTTCGCCAGCACACAGATCACTGCGTGGTATCTGGGCGTGTTCGAAGGTAACTACACACCAGTTGCGGGCCTTACGGCGGCTACCGTCACATCGGCCTCGACCGAATGCACAGCATACGCAAGTGCCACGCGTCCGGCCTACACAGCAGCTACGTCTTCGGCCCAGAGCACAACGAACTCGGCGTCTCGTGCCTCGTTTGTGTTCAACGCTACCAAGACGGTCTATGGTGCGTTCCTCGTCTCCAACTCGACCAAGTCCTCTACGGCTGGCACGCTGTTCTCGGCGGCTCGCTTCGGAACCTCCAAGTCGGTGGTGAGCGGCGACGAGCTTCTGCTGACCTACACCTTCACCGCAGCGTCGGTGTAAGACCGGAGAACCACCCGAGGTATCAGCTCGGGTGGTTCCTTCCTTCAAGGGTGACGGATGACGCAGTACACCGACACGATCACCGACAACATCGGCGCTGGCGAGCAGTACGTGAACCTCGGTCGCGTGCTGGCTATGGCCGAAAGCTTGGGTGTCAGCGAGGTGGACCTGAACCTCGGCGTGGTGATGAGCGCCACGGACAACGTGGGTGTCAGCGAAGCCCTGCGTACTGATCTAGGTCTTTGGCTTCTTGAAACGCTCGGCGTAACAGACACAACCTCAGCAGCTCAGAAGATCGCTGTGATCTTGCTGGATCAGCCGACCATCGCTTCCGCACTCCTGACCGCAAGTGGCGGGGTCATTACGGACAACGTGGGTGTCAGCGAGGCGCTTGTCGCCTTGCGCGCTGTAGCACTTGTCGAAGCTCTCGGACTAACCGACACGCTGGCGGCTGCCGCCAAGTATTACCGCACCTTCACAGACACCATCGGCATCGACGACCTGCTGCAGCTGTTCGTGAGCGGGTCGCTGACCGACAATGTGGGTGTCAGCGAGGCGCTGGCCTACAAGTTCAACATGTATTTGGAGACTATCGAAAACGTCGGTATCTCCGAGACGCTGGCGCAGAAGCTGGTGTTCCGCATGGACATGGCGGACACCGTCACGTTGACCGACGCCCAGCTCTTGAAGCAGGTGTTCTCCGGGCAGCTGCTGGATGGCGTTGAGGTGACTGCAGGGTATGTCAGCCCCAACGGCACGGTCACAACATGGGTGATCAATACCAAGAATTTTGCCGCGACCGAGTACACCAATTTCGACTTCAACAGCTTTGCCCAGATGGGCAACAAGTTCCTCGGCGCAACGAGCACCGGGCTCTACGAGCTGAATGGCGATACTGACGATGGTGCGGCGATCATCGCGGACATCAAGTCCGGGCTCATGCAGCTGGGCGGCTCGCGCTTCACGTCGTTCAAAACCGCCTATCTCGGTATGCGGGGCGAGGGCGATTTTGTGCTGCGGCTGGAGACCGGCGATGGCAAGACGTACAATTACGCGGTAGTCGGAAAGAGTATGCAGTCTGCGCGGGTCCACTTTGGCAAGGGGCTGCGGTCGCGGTACTTCTCGTTCGAGCTGATCAGCACCGGGCAAGACTTCGACCTCGACACCGTGGAGTTCCTTCCGTTGGTGGCCCAGCGCCGTGTTTAGGCCCCCATTCATTATCGCAAATGTGAAGGGAACAGAGCTGTGGCCCGCCAGACTGCAAATGCCGACTGTCGTGCAAATCCGGGTCATGTCAAAAAGCACGACGTCTGGCGATGTGCGCGAGATCGCTCGCCAGATCGCTGAACGAAAAGTAAGTGCTTACGCTGGTCCGCTCAAACAGTTTTTTCTCGGGCGTCGCCAAGCAGTCAACATCAGCGGGCTGCCTTTCGCCAGCTATTCAACGCAGCTGGATGTAGGCATTGTCGTGCGCTACGTATTCAACTCGACACAGGACTTCGTCTATATCATGGTCGACGCTGACGCCATTGCCACTGCTCCGCAGCCTGCGCAGATCATTGAGGTGCCGCCGCCTACGACACGTGGGCCGCACACGAAGTTCATCGCTGTGCAGTGGAACATCTATCAAGACCTCCCACCGCCCCTGATCAACGAGAGCTGCAGCTCGGACGATCCGCCGCCAGTAAGCCCCATCGGCCTGTACCCCAGCAGTTACGCGCTCGGGGGCACATTCCACACGACCTATCGCGACGCACCAACAAACCCGTTCTCGTCGCTTGGCAAAGGGTTCTGGCTAGACGATCTTGGCGATGGCTCAGAGGGATGGAGCCCGATATGGCCCGCCAACATCGACATCACCGACGACATCCAGACGCAAGCTTCGGTGACAGCTGCGGCGTGGAATTACACGTTCCTTTCGCCGACAGACGGCAAGGCTACATGGATCGCACCTACTGGCGGAACTATTGCGGCCCCGACAGGTGGCCTCTTGCGAATGCCGTCAGGTGGCATCCATGACACAGCCTTTGTGACTGCTTCAGGTGTCAGCGGCGCGTTTCTTGGGATAGTCGAAGACCCTTCGCAAGTCGTCTGCGCCCTTGTCGCCGAGCAAAAGTATACCGCTGCCTTGTCGGTAGGGGAGGTGTTCGAGACGCCGCTGGCGATACCTACAGTCACCTACTACGACGAAGCCAGCAACCCGCACAATTGCCCGCTGATTGGCGCGTGCATCGACGATGACCCTCTGTACTATTCTTTCGGTGCTTATTCCTTGCCCTACAACAAGTACATCTGGCTGTTGTACGCGCCACCAAACGGCACGCCGCCGTGACGCTTGCCGCACTGGAAATTTGAGGTATATTGGGGCGCTTCAGGAGATAGCGGATGCCGAGTGGAAAGTTCGACGGCCAGCCCAATTACTGGTACGCCATTGCCGTCAAGGAGGTGGACGCCGCGAACAACTATCTTGTTTCGCTGGCGAACGCCACGGTGGGGCTCAGCCCGCCTGTGATCAGCCCTGTGTTCCCGTCCACGCCGACCGCGCCGCCGCTCCTGACCTCGACACCCCCGGACATGCAGGAGGTGATCTGGCAAATCCCCGATCTGCCCGCCCCCTTCTCCGGGTCGCTGGACCTCGGCACGTACCTGCCCGAGCCGTTCGATGCCACGCCGCCTGTCCTGTCCTACGGGACGGCCCCGGCTGATTTCGTGGAGGCCCTGCCCGACGCCCCCGGCGTCAACATGGACTTCGTGACCCCGGACCTGACCGTCACACTCCCGGCTCCCCCGAGCCTACTGTCGATCAATACCTACGCATTTGGTGGGGTATCGTTTCCGACAATCGATACAACCGTACCGACACTGAACATCGCCGCCCCCTCGGTCGTGCCGTACGTGCCGGGCTCCCTCTACACCTCAAGCCTCCTCAGCGCAGCACAGAGCACGCTGGAGCGCTTTATCGTGGACGGGGGCACCGCACTACCCCCCGCCATCGAAGAGGCCCTGTGGGGCCGCGCTAGGGACCGGGAGTACCGTACCCAAGCCGACGCCATTTCCGAGCTGGACCGGATGGAGGGCCTAGGCTACTCGGCACCCCCCGGCGTCTACATGAGCGCCCGGACCCGGATCGCCACGGAGATGGGCTACACGGCGACTACCCTCAGCCGGGAGATCGCCATTGAGAACGCCAAGCTGGAGCAGGAGAACATTGGGGAGGCCCTGAAGGTCGCCACCCAGCTGGAAGGCCAGATGATCCAGTACCGCAACGCGGTGGAGCAGCGCCTGTTCGAGAGCGTCAAGTACGCCACCGAGGCGGGGGTGCAGGTCTACAACGCGCAGGTCCAAGCCTATGCGGCCTACCTCGACGCCTACAAGACCAAGGTCGCCGTCTACGAGGCGCAGATCAGGGCCGAGCTGGGCAAGGTCGAAGCCTACAAGGCCCAAATGGAGGCCGAGAGCGTCAAGGCCCAGATCAACACGGCTCTGGTTGAGCAGTTCAAGGCGCAGATCACGGCGGCTCTCGCCAACGTCGAGGTGTTCAAGGCTGAGGTCGCGGCCATCCAGACCAAGGCCGAGATCGAAAAGATGAAGATCGAAATCTTCGGTGAGCAGGTGAAGGCGTACGCCTCCAAGGTCAACGCTTACACGGCGGGCGTCGAGGGCTTCCGGGCCAAGGTGCAGGCTGAGGCGTCGAAGCAGGACGCGTTCAAGTCTCAGGTCGAAGCCTATTCTGCGCAAGTGGACGCCGGGGCCAAGGTCATCGGGGCCAAGATCGAAGAGTTCAAGGCGCGTATCGACGCCAAGAACACCGAGTGGGAAGGCTACAAGGCGGCGTCTGCCGGACAGGCTGCACGCGCCCAAGCAATCGCGTCGGTCAACTCCTCGCTGGCCGAGAGCTACAAGGCCGAGAGCATGGCGATCTCGTCCTACAACGAGGTGCTGACCAAGCAGTGGCAGGTGTCCATCGATCAGGCTGAACGCATTGTCGAAATCGGCGTTTCGGCAGCGAAGGCCAACGCCGAGCTTTACACGACCACCCGTGGTCTGGCGTTGGAAGCTGCGAAGGTCGGCGCGCAGGTGTCGGCGCAGATCGGCGCGGCAGCACTCAACTCGGCCAACTGGAGCTGGAGCGAGAGCGACAGCAACTCGGTCAGCGACAGCACATCGCGGAGCAGCAGCACCAGCTCCAGCGTCAGCACATCGACTAGCTACGTCTACGAGCAGATCGCATCGGTCTAAGGAGGGTATCATGGCAGGCATTTGGGACCAGACAAAGTTCGACGCGGCGCTCGCGCAGAAGTACCGGAACCAGACGGTGCAGACCAACGCCGCTGCGGCGGAAGCGCGTGCCAACGCGTTCAAGACCACGGAGGCAGCCAAGGTTGTCGCGCCGCTGGCCCAGAGCAGCATCACCACCGACAAGGCGAACAACGCGCTCACGAGTATGAACACCGCGTGGCTGCCGAAGAAGTATCAGGCGGACATCAACAACTCGAATGCGAGCACGAACTTCCTGAACACCCAGAACCAGTGGTACGGGCCGAAGGCGGTGGCCGACATCGCCCTTGGGCGGGCGCAGGGGCTCGAACTCAATTCTCGGACAGTGGAGACGTTGCACAACACCAACAATGAGCTGAACCCGCCGCCCGTTGCGGGCGCTAGTGCGAGCATCCTCAACGAAATGCTGAAGCCGAGCGGCATGACCCAGATGCCCGCGCTTACGGCGAGCGCTGGCGGCTACGCCGGGGGCATGGGCGGGGATACAGCCCCGGCACCGATAAACGTCCTGACGGCCCCCGCAGGCCCTGTAGCGTCGAAGCGATCTCCGCTCTCGTTCGATGATGGGTCGAGCTTCCTGCGGCCCTCCAGCCTCATGGGCGGTAACCTCAAGCCGTTCGGCACGTTCAAGCGCGGCGTCACCAGTGTTCCGGGCAGGGGCTCGGGCGACAAGATGCCTGCCCTGCTGGAGCCCAAGGAAGCGGTGCTGAACAAGCACGCAGCCGACACGCTGGGGCGGGCCAAGATCGCGCAGCTGAACAAGGCTGGCAACCAGAAGCGTGCGAAGGACAATGCTCAGCGCGTGTCCAAGCTGGCGCAGGCTTTGAAGCAGCATGGCATGATCTGACCCCCCACTCCCTAGTGGATCATGCTGTACTGGCCCCGGTGTCGCTACCGGGGCCTTTTTATTGGGTGACGGTCAGGAGACATCCGAGAGCTTCGTGTGTCTTGTCGGGCGCGCAGCACATCAGGATCGCCGACACGACGAGGTCGATGACTACGAGGACACCTGTCCAACGAATGAACTTGGTCATGACTGTTTCTCCTTCAGCGCCCGGATGGCGTTCCGGCAATCCGTCAGGTCTGCCCAATCGTGCAGCCCATCTAGTGCTGTTTCCGCTTCCTCCAGCACCTCGGCGCGGATGATGGCGATGGCGGCGGTGGCATCCTTGGCGTAGAACCGCCACACACCCTCTTGGTGTTCGCCTTGCCCGTCAGCAAGCACTCGGGCCACCTTCTCAACCAGCGCGGCGCGGCGGTCAGCGGTCATGGCTTATCTTCCTCTGTCTGGTCTGCTGGCCCATAATAATTATCGTCCATACGGGCATCGCAGTGCTTGCAGTAATACCACTCCCAGCCAAGACCATTATCCCAATAGCGTCCACGCTCATGGCCGATAACGGCGCATTCGCTTTTCAGCGAGGCGCGTTCTGCGGCAAATTTCTC